AAATGCAGCAGCACCGAGCGCGAGCCGTACTTCAATCGCCGCGATCTGCCGATCCAAGGCAATCATCCCAAGACGGGCAAGCCCTATACGAAGATCATCGTCCGCCGTACCCGCTGCCTCGGCTGCGGCCAGACCCGCGACGACCGGCATTTTGTGAACGAGCCACGCGGTCGATCGAGCGTCGCATAATACGGCGGCTACACTGGCGACGCCGCGGCTCAATATCCCGCGTCGGCCGCACGATCGAGCGGCGGGGCCAGGGATCTTCATTCGCTCGCCCGCTGGTTCTCTTCCTCCTGCCAGCGCTCGACGGCCTGAAGTCGGCGGTCTATTTCTAGGATCGCCTCAGCGAGCAGAGCGGGATCGGCCGCGGCGATCGATCGCTCGTCAAGGAGCTGGCGCAGGCGGCGTATCGGGTCGCCGGCTTCATCCGGGTCAAAACTCTGGGGGCTTTGGTCCTTTGCCATCCCCAAGAAAATAATCGATTCCCGATTATTTTTCTGCCGCCGATGCTTCGGGTTTAACCCACCCATCGCTCAGGCTGGGGCTTTGAGGTTTGAGCCGCATGCCCGACAACCGCCGCCGGATCGCTGAGATCCGCAAGATTCTGGAAGCGGGCGCCACCTCGGTCACGACCGACAACACGACGGTCACCTTCGACTTTGACCAGCTCCGCAAAGAGCTGCGGCGGCTATTGGATGAAGACCCGGCCTATCGAGGCCGACGCCCAGTCGCAGCTTCCATCAAGCTCGGCTGACCTGAGCTACCGGTTCTAGCGCAAGCAACAATGCTCTGGCTGTTCATGACGATCGCCTCCCTCGGCGGCAGCATCTACGTCGATCCCTCGGGTGTCACCGAGGCCTCGGCTACGAAGCTCGGCGCCAATGTCGCTTACGACGCGATTGAAGAGCGCGGCCGACGGCAATCGCCCGCCATCCGCACGCAGAGCGAAGATCGCATCCTGATGCCGACGCAGCGGGCTAAGCTCGATGCGAACGCTCAGGACCTCCACCGCAACTACTCGATCTTCCAGTGGTGCGTGCGGCGGCATCTCGACTATGTGGCCACGTTTCAGTTTCATGCGCGGACCGATTCGCCACAACTGAGCGAGGCCGAAAACGACGCCTTCAACGATCAGGTTGAGACCTGGTTCACCAAATGGTGCCGCGCGCCCAACTGCGATGCAGCCAGCCGCCATCGGTTCAGCAAGATGATCCGGCTGACCGAGCTGCAAGCAGTGCTCCGCGGTGACTGCGGCCTGATGAAGCTGGCCGACGGCTCGCTGCAAGGCATTGAGACCGACCGCATCCGCAACCCGATCGGATCCGACTACGTCGCCAACGTCTGGGTCCACGGTGTTAAAGTCGATTCGGCTGGCGGCGCGAAAGCCTACGCGATCCACCGCCGACTCCCGTGGGGCTCGTACGAGTTCGAACGGCAGGTGGGCGCCCAGAACCTGGTGCTGCACGGCTACTTCGATCGGTTCGACCAGGTCCGTGGAATCAGCCCGATCGTCACGGCCCTCAATCCGTTTCGCGACACCTACGAAGGCCTGGACCTGGCTTTGGCCAAGGCCAAAGTCGAGCAGCTCTTCGCGCTCGCTTTCTACCGCGACGCCGATGAAGCCGCCGGCGAAGTGACCAACGACGGAGCCGACGACGGCAGCGGCGACGATACCAACAAGAGCAAATACAGCGTCGATTTCGGCAAGGGTCCGGTGCTGCTCGATCTGGATGCGGGCGACCGGGCCGAGTTCCTGAAGACGGACGCACCCGGAGCCAACTTCCCGGCATTCATGCAGCTCGTGCTGACGATCGGTCTGAAGGCGCTCGATATCCCCTACTCATTTTTCGACGAGTCACACACCAACTTTTTCGGCAGCCGCGGCGCGTGGCTGCACTACGAGCGGGCCTGCATCGACAAGCGCGAAGCGCTGATCGAAGTGCAAAACCGCCTCATGATCTGGCGGCTGATACTGGCCATTCTCGACGAAGAGCTGATCTTGCCGCGCGGCCTGAGTCTGGGCGATATCGCCTGGGAGTTCACGCCCACGGGAATGCCCTGGTGGAAACCGAGCGAGGAAATCCGTGGGGACCTGATGGCCATCGGCGCCGGGTTCACCGATCCCCAGCGTGTCTGCAAAGAACATGGGACGGGCGATTTCAAACGCAACGTTCGGAACACGTGCCGTTTGATGAAGTTCGCAAAGGAAACCGCCGCTTCGATGGGCGTGAATTTCCGGGTCAGTTTCGACCCGGGCCCCGAGCAACCGGTGCAAGTCGTCAACGCCGAAGACAGCGGGGTGCAGAGTGGCAAATAAACCACGCCGCACGCTCGCCGCCGATCGGGCCGCCGGCCTGTCCACGGCACCGGCCGAGGCCCTGCGCTTCGAAGCGGGCCCGTTTACGTTCGCCGCCAAGAGCGCGGCCGACGGCAACCGCCCGGTGAGCATGCTGGCTCGCACCGCCCAGCCGATCGAGCACTGGTACTTCGGCAAGGTCGTCCACGACATGGCCGGCATGAAGCTGGCCGCGCCGAGCCTGCCGATCGATTACTGCCACGATCCCGAGGAGATCCTCGGATACCTCGACAAGTTCGACGCCGGCAACAACGGCCTGACCGTCTCCGGCGAAGTCGTCAGCTTTCAGTCCGACGATCGCAGCGCCGAAGTTTGTCACAAGGCCGACGCCGGCGTGCCTTACCAGGCGTCAATCGCATTTGACCCGAACACCTACATCCTGGAGTGCGTGCCGGAAGGCATGACAGTGCCTGTCAACGGCTACCAGCTCCAGGGCCCGGCCTGCGTCGTTCGCCAGTGGACGCTAATAGCCGTGTCGATCTGCCCTTATGGGGCCGACTCCGGCACGCGAACCAACCTGGTCGCCGGCACGGCAGCCGATGTCACCGTTCAATTTGTTGCCTCTGAAAAGGATCCCGCCGAAATGGATGCCACGCAGAAGAAACCGGACGAGAATCCCGCCACGGAGTTGGCCGCTGCGGCCAATCCGGCGCCTCCTGCAGTTCCCGCCGCTCCCGATCCGCGGGCCGAGTTCAAGGCCACGCTGGCCAAGTTCACCGCCAAATTCGGCGCGACCAACGGCGCCCAATGGGCGGCCGAGGGCCTGACCTATGAGCAAGCGCTCGAGAAGCACGCCGACGCGGTCGCCAGCCAGCTCACCGCCGAGCAGACCAAGAACACGGAGCTGAACACCAAGCTCTCCAGCATCCCCCGCGGCGAAGCCGAGCCCGTCAGCTTCACGACGACCGAAAAGCACGCGGCCGGCGGCGGAACGCCTGCCCCACCGACCAAGCTCGATCGCCTCGGAGCGGTCGCCAAGTTTGCCGCATCGCTCAAGATGCCGGCATAAGCGCCGCAGGCGGCCAGTGGTCAGTAGCCAGTGGCTGGAAACGTAACACGATCACCGAACCCTGAACCCTGAGCCTTCCCATGCCCAACAATTTGACCCTGCTCGATATCGCGAAAATCAACGGCGCCGAGAATGGCTTCGCCGAGCTGCTCGACGAAGCGGCGCGTGTCGTGCCTGAGATCAACGGTCTGACCTACCGGGGCCTGGAAGCCGTTCAGGTTCCGGGCGTCGGCGACTCGCGCACGATCAAGGGGACGCAATACCGGACCCTGATCCGCACCGCATTGCCGACGGCCCAATTCCGCGATGCCAACGCCGGTGTGACGCCGAGCGCGAGCGTCTATGAGAATCGTTTGGTCGAAACTTTTTTGGCTGACAGCGTTTGGACCGCTGATAAGGCCGTGGCCGACGCGTCGGAAGACGGCGCTGCCGCGACGCTCGCCGGCGAAGCCGAAGCGATCATCACCGCCAACCTGATGATGCTCGGCAAGCAGTTCTATTACGGCCGCACCACGACGCTGGCGACGGCCGATTCGAAAGGCCATCCGGGCCTGATCGACAGCGTCGATTCGTCGCTCGTAGTCGATGCCACCGGCTCGACCGCCAGCACGGGCTCGAGTGTGTGGGGCGTCCGCTGGGGCGCCAATGACGTGCGCTGGGTGTTTGGAAACAACGCCCCGTTCGTGCTGCCCGATCCCCGGATCCAACTGCTCGCCGATCCGAACGACTCGACCAAGTTTTACACCGGCTACGTCCAGAATTGGACACTGTGGGCCGGCGTGCAGGTGAAAAACAAGTTCAGCGTCGGGCAGATCAAGAACCTGACCGCCCAAGCCGGCAAGGGACTCACCGACGCTTTGCTGGGATCGCTGCTCGCCAAATATCCCGTGGGCAAGGGCCCGCACTGCTTCTTTGCTTCGAAGCGCTCGATCGAGCAGCTTCGCGCCAGCCGCACGGCGACCAATCCGACTGGTGCCCCGGCCCCGACGCCGGTGGACTTCGAGGGCATTCCGATCATCGCCACCGACAGCA